ATGTGGAATGCTGACAAGATAGCTGATTGGTTTCTTGTTAGACATTCATCAGAAATGCAGCGGGATGCAGCTAATGATGAAAATTTAACTCAAATGAAATTACACAAATTGATGTATTATTCCCAAGGAGTCTGCTTAGCTGTGTTTTCAAAAAGACTATTTGATGAAGAATTATTGGCATGGAGACATGGTCCAGTAGTTAGATCAATATTTGATAAATATCAGGGGCAAAAAGAATTACCATCTGAAGTCACTGAAGAACAATTAAAAAATTATCAACTTATCTCAAATGATGAAAATAGTAGAATGATTTTAGAAGCAGTTTATGAACAATATGCAGATTATTCAGCTAGTCAATTAAGAAATATGACACATAAAGAAACACCTTGGATTGAAGCTTGGAACAATGGCAAAGGAACAACAGCAATATCAGATGAAACCGTTAGAAATTTCTTTAAGGAGAATATTGTAGAGGCTTCTTAAATGGCAAATAAAAAAATTGATTTTAAACAACGGATTACAGAATATGAATCTAAAATTACTAATTTAGCCTTAAGAAATGCTAGACAACCTGTATATCCAACATTTAATTTTAGTTTTTTAACAACTAATTCTGCATATAACCATTGCTGTGAAAAATTTAATGAAGAACAACATTCACTCTTAATAAAGAGACTATACGAATTATCCCAAATGGATATTGTTTCATTAACTGCTAAAACAAGCAAACATCATGGACTAGAAAAAATTTCAAAATTTAGTAAGAGAGATAAACTTTCTTCTATGCAATTGCATCCAAAGTTTTTACAATCCAAGAGAATTAATTTAGCTGGAAATAGTTTTTGGATTTTTCGTTTATGCCCAAATAACAATCCCTATCCTACACGTATTATAGGTAAAATGGTGGATGACATTTTTTATATAATGTTTATTGATTGCAACCATGAACTATATGCTAAAAGAAATTAAAATTGTTTAATAAACAAAAATAGTCCGCTTTACAAGACGGACTATTTTTATGTACCCTGTAGGACTCGAACCTACGACCGGACGGTTATGAGCCGTCTGCTCTGACCAACTGAGCTAAGGGTACGGAAAGCCATCACAACTACTGCAAACAAAAAGAATGGACATAAACTAGATAATGATGGGTTTCATTCTTTGTTGTGATGGCATATTTATTATTACACATTTAATAGCAAAAAACTAGATTGTACTTATTCTTTGTAAAAGATATTATTTTATGCTATTATTTCCAAGTTATAAAAAGAAAAAAGCTTCAGATACTTATCTTTTTGGGGAAAGACTCTAGGGTGAGGGAGTATCTGAAGTTTTTTCTATGTTCATTATCTCACATAGTTATTTTTTAGTCTATTATTTGATTAGATTTTTCAGAAAAAATGAAAAAGACCTCAGCCAAGGATGATGGGTCTGATTTTCTATGTATCCAAAAAATAGTGAATATCTTAACTGTTTAATAAAAAGTAAATATAATGTTGCAAAATTAATAGTAAAAAAATAAAGACCTTAGTGACAGATAAGGTCTTTATGGTATACTTTAAGAAAAGAGGAGGTTTGTTAGATGAAAAAAATTCAAATTATTTTTGGAAATCTTGTAATAATAGCATCCATTTTTCTACCTCTTAATATTTTTTTAAAAATGACTTACTCTCTTTTTTGCTAAGCTTCTTTATAAATTTATTACTAATCAAAATTACTCCTGGTCCAAGTCAAGACTATCCTTTTTCTTTTTCAGTGGGATTATCTTTCCTGGATCACTCGGAATAATTTTCTTGTCTTTTATCTCACTTGCTACTTTTTTATTCGCAAGTTTAAGCCCATCTATTTCAGCTTTCAATTTATCCCTTTCAAGCTTACCCTTTCCAAAGAAATAAGGATGAATTCCTTGCAATTTAAATCCCGCTATGTTGACCTCACCGAAACCAATTGCGTATAGGATAATCACGTATGCCAAAAGAGTCCCTGGTGTAATCGAAGATGGATCAATTATATGCCTAAAATTTTAAAAAGTTCACCTATTGAATCCTTTGTAGCCGATAAAGCAATGTCACCTGGCGATTGTACATCAATTTTCATATCTATTTCATCTGAGTCTTCACCTGTGGTTTCAATTAAAATACTAGTTAATTGATGCCAATCTTTGATTGTTATACCTTTATCTGTAGAAACAAAGCAGGAAGCGGTTACTTCTTCTCCAAATTTTACAATAAAAGATAAAAGTGAATTCACTTCTCTTGAAAAGTCTGTTACGTTAAATATAGTTTGATGTGCTGACAACACCCAGTACATTTTTTGAGGTAAACTAGATCTTCCTATTTCTTTAATCCAGGTAACAGTTCTTCTTTTAATAAACGGACAAGCTTTAATTCCAGTTTTTTCAGAATCTTCAATGCCTGATGACCCATCATACATTTCCGAATCTACAACACCAATTAGAAAAAAATTAGAATTTTTTGAAGGAACTATTACTATATCCCCTATTGTCATTTCAAATATAAAGTTATAAAGTCTTTTAGAATATAATGTGCATGATTGGGGTTTTAAATCAGGATACTTTTCCTCATAAATAACCTTTAAAATTTCAACTGATTTTAAATCATGAAATCCATCTTGCTTTTGTTTATTTTCTAAAAAACTTTTTGTAATTTTATCGTCACCTATTGCGATAAAATTATTTTCTAAAAAATCGTCATAGTATTTTCCCCCATCAGCTCTAACAACCCAATACTGAGTATCTTTAGGTATCTCTAAGATAGGAATTTTATAATCTGATTGATGAACCATTTAATCTCCTCTTTTCATGTCTGCTAAATTAATTAAACCAAAAGAAAGCCCTAAAGACAATAGCTTTTGGGCTTCTTAGCAGATATAATCTTTGAGGATTGTAAAATTATTTTAACACGACGGGAACATAAGTTCAAGTTGAACGTTTATGATATTAAAACTATACTTTATGTACCGCCCCTCAACGAGGGGCTATTTTTTAGTATGATAGTACTTGTCCTGGATAAATCAAATTAGGATTTGATAATCCATTTCGTTGTGCTAGTGATTGATACGTTGTTCCTAACTTGACTGCAATTGAAGAAAGGTTATCGCCATATTGAACCGTATATGTTTTAGTCGTACTTACTGCACCACTTACTTTCAACACCTGTCCAGCATAGATCATGTTAGGATTGCTCAATCCATTTAGTGATGCTAAAGCTTGATATGTGGTTCTATATTTCGTAGCGATTGAAGATAAATTTTCGCCATATTGAACGACATGAGTTTGAACAACTGATGGTTGTTCTGCAACTGTCGTAGAATCTGGTAAAAGTTCTACATTAGATTTATCAATCCAAGATAAAATATTTGCAAGCAAGATTTTATTCCCCTCTACTTGTTGAACCTTGTAGCTTTCACCTTTCACCCATTGTGGGATTGCTTCTCCAGTTGCCCAGTTTTTCGCTGAGAAATTCACTTTAACAGTGTCGCCAGTTTTAATCTCTGATTTTGGTTTTTCACTCGTTTCTTCGCCTGCATTGATTGCTGGCGTTTCTGTTTGTGGTTTATCTGAGTTAGTATAACCATTATCAGTGATTCCTGTTAAATCGACATTTCCATCTAAACCACCTGCAATATAAGTAGATGTAAACTGCCAAATGGCAACCCCATCCATACTTGGAAAATAGTTATACAACGGTTCTGGAGTTACATTATAGCTAGGATACCCGGCAATCCATAAAGAGTTAGGAAATTCTTTAATAATCCTCTTATAATCAACATATTTTAATGTGAAAGGTTTATAGCTATAATACATTGGTGTATACCCAGCTTGTCTAATACGTCGCATACCGTACAAAATTGTTTCTGTATTTGCATTTCTATCAGAACTAGCGCCGTGTTCAAAATCTAAAGCTACAATCGAACCTTTCGGTGTTTGAATCTTAGGCAAGAAATAGTCCATTGTATGTTTAGCAATATCCATGTTTCCATAGGTGTCATACCAGATATAGGTATGCGCTCGTTTACCTTGCGCAATAGCACTCGCTACTTGTGTTTTGTACGTGGACTGCTCGTAAATACCATTAGCGTTATACCCGCCAATTTGAGCAATAGCAAATTTATCATGAGCATAACCAAAACGCCCTTGATCTCCTTGATAAATCGCCCAATCCACACCCTGATCGCCTTTGACGGCAAAAACATTTATAGGCAACAAAAAAAGAGCTACGAGAGCTCCTGCTAAAATTTTCTTTTTCATTGGTTTCCTCCATTTGCTTTACCTGATTGGTACATTGATTTTCCACTGGCTGGTAAATCATAAAAACCACCCGCAGACATGCCTGCAAGCATTCCTGCCCAAGCATAGATTGCTACTTCTCCATGGACAATGGTTAAGGCATAGACAATTCCTATAACTACCCCAAAAAAGACATTCAAAAACGGCAACCATTTATTATTGATTGCCGTTTGTTTTACTAATTGTGTGCCCCCTAATACAATGACGCTAATAATCGAAGTTGCTGTTAATATTTCATTCATTCTTTTTCCTCCATTACTGTTTTATGTGGTAAAGCTATTACTTTATTATACAAGGCCTCACCAGTACCATTTCCTCCTAATTCTTTGTATCCTTTCCAGATATATTCGAGATTTTCTAAGTCATCAATTGAAACCCAGCCTTTCTCTAAAAAATAACTACATTGTTGATAAATTTTGTCGTGCAACAATGCCAGATTGGCTGATTCAATTTTTTGAAATCGTTCTTCCGTTTTTTGTCGTTGAACTTTTAATTGTTTGAATAATTTACAAATTAAGGAAAAGATACTGCCAGCACCCAACGTTATTAATATTCCATTAACCTCTAATACTTTATCTAACATACAATAAAAACCTTCTTACATTTGTTTGTGTAATCTTTTAGTCATCCTCTTTAGTTTCTCTCCTGCAAATTTTTTGTCGAAAAAAAATAAGCCCATCTATTGCGACTAGCTTGTTAAAAATCTGATCGATACCTTTCATCTCTTCTCACCTTCTTCATCAAATTTTAGGAGAGAAATGATAGAATCCTCTTGCAAACAACTTTTCGCCTTCTTCTAAGGTAATTGTTGCAGAAGAATCTGAAGCTATTGGATTGAAATAAACCTTACCGTAATTTCGATAGAACCATACACTTTTCCCTTGATTGTATTGATAACGACCAATACCAAAGTTTCGATCAATGCCAATCAGTAACTGATTTTCATTATCTGATATCACCAATTGAGAACAATGAGATTCCCCATTAATCCCTCCATATATATCATTTTTTAAATCAGTTAATTCTTTATGATATAAATTGTCATCCACTGGTAATATTTTTTTAGAATAACTGCTACTGTTAGAAGCTTGAAGAAAGTAATAGTCTTTCATTGTTAAGGGCTCTAAAGCAGTCAATTCCACCTCAACCTGAATTTTTCCACCTACAACTAGATAAGTCACTTTTTCACGTAAAATAGGTCGTCCAGAACCATCTGCTTTTTTAGTATTCGTACCTTGAACCAGATTCGTGGTTACAATTTTTATTTCATCACCACCAATTATTTGGTTTAAGAAAGTTGTTTCCACATTATCTACAAATACTCTTAGACTCTCGATAGTAGAAGTAGGGGTATTTTCATCTCCACCCGCACTATCATTATTATAGGCGTGCCAACCACCTGTATAATCGGCTGATTTTGGCTTATCTCCATCAATATTTTCAAGAGCTCGCAATTGATGATATGGACCTACATAATCTGTGAATACTGAATTTAAAATAGTTTTGTTTCTTGTAAATTCGCTTGAAGGATAAAAATTTTCATTTGGTAGTAAATATGCATTAGATATTTGCCATATCTTGTTTTTTGAGACGATTCCAAAAGTAAACAGTAAATCATTTTTTGCATTGTATTTGCTGATAATTTCTATTAAATCATCGCTTTGTCTTACATACATCTTTTTATTAGACTTATCTTGATTTAACTTAGTGACAACACCCTTATAAGCTTCATATATTACTTTTGCACTTGTAATTCTCTTCTTGGTTAATTTAGGAGGAACATCATTTTTCGAAGTAACAGTAATATAATCAACCTCCTCAGGAATAGTTATTTCATAATCATTATAAGTACCAATTATTCCTCCTAGTAAAGTGCGTATTTTAGAACCGTCCGCTGCCCACATAACACATGTCGCAAGTGTATTCGTATCACATTTTGACGTAAATCTTAAAACATCTCCTACTTTAGGGTAATATTTCAATGAAGTATAAGGACCATATGGATTTAAATTATTATTAATGGTTGAATAAAAACCAATTTGTCTTTCTGCATCAACATCCTCCCAAAATGTTGTCCTTTCTTCTAGCTCTTTTTTAGTCGTTCGTGCATTAACATACACTGGTTTCTTAATCACCGGAGAAGTATTGGCAATTGAACTAACAGCTATTCCTTTAGCTCCTTTTGGTGCATAAACTTCAAAATCAACAAAGTTCCCTCCTTGGTGCGGAGTAGCCCCAATATGAGATAAATAAATAGTACAATCTTCATCTTTAAAAAACATTGCTTGAGATATATAAGAATCTTTTTTTATATTGGCAGTTATATATAAAATATCCCCTTCATTAATAGCCGACTTTAAAGTTAAAAAAGCATTATCTTTATGGAAACCCTTACTGTAGGTTGAATAAAATCCCTTGATAGGCGTTGCAGTAACTTTTTCAATTTCCATTAGTTTATTTTCAAAATCTGTTTTAAAGTTAGCTGGTACGATTTTTCGCTCACCGATCTGTTCACTTTGATAGACGCCGCCATCTATCCATTCTTTATTCCATGAATACCAATGACCTGTATTTGAAACTACATAGATACCTGATGCCCCATAAGGATATGCTTGATACAATTCTTCGAGTGTGTTAAATGTTCCTTTAGGAGATCCGGACACAATATTTGAAATACGTTCGTCTACAAATGTTTGATCCACTTTATTTTTTTGCAGATTTTGTAACATGTCATTTAAATCATCCACTTGACTTACTGATGCTTTTTTAGATAACTTCTCATCAAGTTCAGGTTTATTATAAATATCTAATTCTTGAAAGTTCTCTCCTAATGCGTCCATTTGGCGCTGCAATGTATCTGCATCTTTATTGATCAAATCAAACATTTCTAAGTATTTTTGATTGATTTCATTAAATCCAGAATAAAAGAAAATGGAAGTTTGTTCGCTAGTATGATCAATTTCACTTCTATTAACAGAAAAAATAAATTTTCCAGCAGTATCAATCGATTGTTTATTAGGAAATTCAATATATACACTAGCATAAATATCTCCTTGAATTAACAATGTCTTATTATCCAAAACAATTGAAACTAACCCATTTATAGGATCTTCAATTATAGCATTATAATAGTGACGCCCTTCTCCAGCTTCTGCTTCATCATTTTTAAAGCGTAATAGGATAGGAACAATAGTTCCTTTAGGTAAAACTTGCGGAACATTCCCTTTAAATAATTGAATTAGCAATTTTGCTGTTCCTTTATCATGGGAATAAAAAGATATTCCTGTGTTTACGTAACCACTCTTATTGGCTTCAATACGAATAATTTTTTTCGCTGTTTTATATATTTTATTTTCGTCTACCAATCTATAACACCGTCCCTTTCTTAATGTATAGACCACAACCAGTAACTTTCGTTTGCGTATCAGCAAAGCTAGTCGGCGGCTCACGGCGTATCAAGCCATCGTCAGATTGTGCACCAACTACATTCTGTGAGCCGAAAATATCACTGATAAGAATCGTTCCCATGAATTTCGCTCTGATAGCAATGTTTTGTTTATAAAAATACGTTCCGTTGTAAACATGACACTGTGAAGTGCCATTTATACATATCCCCATTGATGCAGTATTTCGATTATCACTTGCAAATTTACATTTCACAACTGCCATATAACCGCTTTGATCAGCTAACAACTGATAGATACTATCTCCGTATGTAGGACCATTGACAGTATCAACAAATTGTAATCCACTAACCTGAATGTAGCCACGGACATAATAAAATGCGATACTTCTAACCTTAACTGGCAAATCCGAGGTTGAAACATCAATGTTATCTATGTTGTCTCTACATCGTACATATACTGATGTCACGTTAACGTTTTTAAGAACAGCATCTTCCAAATATACACCGGAATCAATCCATATTGTGACTGATGGGATGGTGATCAAAGGTACTTGGTTGAAAGCCATTTGAATAGTCGCAAACGGATTCTCTTCTGAACCATCTCCAGTTTTATCGCTTCCATCGCTTGCTGAAACGTAAATGTTAATTTGTGCAGCTGATCCACCGATAATTTGTTCGATACTGCCATTTAACTGTGCTACTTGATTCTGAGTATTTTGTTGTTGATTCTGCACCTCATCAATCTCTTTCCTAAACAATTGCTCCGATGCAAGTAAGCGGTCTTGAAGTACACTGTATGCTTGGCCCTTATAATCGACTCTTCCATCTATAACCTCGTTTGGCGAATCACCGCCTGAATGGAGCACAAGATTGTTAATGCGACTATTAGTTGCTTTATCTTGATCAGACAATTTCGTTTCAAGACTGTTCAGATAATCAACGTTTTTATTGAACTTTTCTTTCCATTCTGTAGAAATACGATTACTGATTAATTTCAATAATCCCATTAGATCACTCCTTTCTTATTCATTTCAACTAATATAGCTGTCATTGTCTTTTTCGTATTACTTAATGTAATTTCTGGTGACTTGTTAGGGATTGCTGGATGCGTTTTAATTCCAACTACTTGAATATACGTATTGATTCCTAATGGTTCATAAATGAATGGTACATAATCGCCTTTTTCTGGGCTAATTTTCCATTTCAGTGTTACGGATCCTGAAATGCTTGGATAGTCTTGTAAGTCTGCCTTTAGTCTCTCTAACATGTTCCCTGATACGGTATACCGTTCGTCTTTAACAGGATCTTGTATCCTGATTCCCCACTTCTGTGATTCAGGACTTGTGTAAGTGATAGGAGTAAAAACGTAATCACTGTCTTTAGGATTCTCGGTATTAGCGCCATCTTTCAGTTTTCCATAACCCTTGATTTGAGTTTTCAGGGAATACGTATCAATATCAAAGGAAACTTCGTCTGTATTGTATTTGTAGCGAATCTGTTCTTCTGTTTTCTGTCCATATTCGCTCGCATGATGGAAAGTTAAATGCTTATTATTTGGTATCACAACAGCATTGTAGTCAGACAGAATTTCGTTGATCAGCTTCAAATAATTGGCATTACCGAAATTTTCTTGTTTGACTGTAAAAAATTTCTTATTCGGATCAATGACTTCCCATGTAAAGCCTCGACTCCCTGCACTAAAAACGTGAGTTAACAATTGGCTAATGGATCTTGTGCCAGTCACTTTATTGTATTGATAACCATCTTGAACGGTGTAATAGACATGTGTCGCAACTACTTGTTTCGTCAACAACTGCCCGCTAGCTTTGCGAATCATTTCTTTGATTACAAATTCCTGCCCGTTGTAGAAGACAGAAGACTCGTATTCAACTAAATCAAATACTTCCTGATTCAACGAATTGCTGGTAACGGTAAAACCAATCTCCCACATTTCATTTTGTTGCCAATTTTCATAGAAAGAACCCTTGTCATAACCGACAAGGATTTCTTCTTTGGTTTGTTCATAATTTCGAATAATTAAATCAGTCACCTAATCACCTACTTATATAAGAAACGGAAATCCCACGAAGATTTCACTCGTGTAATATTTTGTATTTCGATTTCGTTGACACCCTCAACTAAATTGATTAGGCCATGATTCGTATTGATTCCACAACTCACGCCGTTCAATTTTGGAATCACGCCATCCAAGACTAATGTCTGTCCGAGATTCGTGGAAAGTGATGGATAGTAAATAAAACGATCGCCAGTTGTTTTATTAAAAATCGTCACATTTCCTTCTGATTCTCCTTCTAATACGATTCGTAGATAATGTTCACGTGGATCAATTTCAAAGCTTCCAGCATTGTAAATAATGAAGTGACTAGTCTGATGCGTGTACTTATAATCTTCCGCAACCAGTCCTTGAGAAAATTGCCATTCTTCATCTAAATTAAAATCAGATAGTGACGTCGCGATTGATTCAGCGTAGCCTCGAAGTGCTTGCAAATGCACTGTGTATCTTATATAAAGTGCGCCTTTTCTTTCATCGTCAATAGAATCATAAACTACTCGATATTTTTTACCGGGCTCTTTGCTGTAATTTAGATAAAATTCTGGTTCTCTAGTAAACAATTCGCGAAGTTCCGTCTTTTGTAAAACCAAGTCAAACATCGATTGCTCTCTACTGTGAATATCAAATGAGAGAGTAATAGGAAAAGCGTCAAACGAGCTATTCGAAAGACGCTTTCCATTTGTTCCAGAAAATTCAACAAATTCATTTTTTGCAACAGGCATACCTATATTAATGTCAATCAATCTCAGATAAGAATTATTTGTCAATTCGACAACATCATCAGAAAATTCAAGATATACACGAGTTTTCTCGTTCATTAACTTATTCTCCTCTCATGTACGATCTACGATTCAATACTTTTCCAAAACGTTGATCCATATTATCCCCTACTAAAGTTCCATCTAAATAACTTGAGACCCGTACTGGTTGTTTTGCAATTACTTGTGCAAGCTTTTCAACATCAAATTGCTTCTGATTGTTGTAGGTATTATTAACTATCTGTGATTCAACAGATGCCATCCCCATTCTAGAAGTTCCAAGAGCTGATTCAGGTGTCAACGAAATCAATCTATTAAAATCCTGTACATTTACGGGGATTTTCATCTTTAAATCTTGTTCTAAGAACCCTGCCATGTTACTAATAGTTTTTTGTACATCTGCAAAATTACTTTTTAAACTTTCATTCAGTCCAGACATAATTGCTTTACCAGCTGGAATTAATAATCGCTTGTCATATGAAATTGGCCCCTTGTGATCTTTAATCCAATCTGCAATACCTCCAACAAAACTTTTTACCGATTCAAAAGCTGATTTAATACCATTTAAAAAACCATCTATAATAGCTTTACCAGCAGAAGCTAAATCAATTCCTGATAAAGTATCTAATATAGAATTACCAATTGATGATGCAGCATTAATTACAGATTTACCAACGCTGAGTATTCCATCGATTAAATTACTAATTAAGTCCGCTCCAGAACTTGCCATTTGCCCGAAAAATCTAGCTATAGCACTCAATAAACCAGTAATCAAACTTACTCCCGCTGACAACAATTGCCCTAACAAACTTAAAATTCCTCTAATTAGGGCGCTAATTAGTTGAACACCAGCTGATAAAAGTTGAGGCAGTGCAGATACTAAAGCACTAAACAGTGCAGCCATTAACTGAATTGCTGCCGATACGAGCTGAGGTAAAACCGAAATCACACCTTTTACTAAGGCAGATATCAATTGAATACCCGCTGAAATTATTTGAGGCAATGCGCTGATTAATGCTTGAAGCAATGCAAGAGTTATCTGGATTGCTGCTGAAATCAACTGCGGTATGATTGATAAAATACCTTGAATCAATGCCATTAATAGTTGAATACCTGCTGCAATAATTTGAGGAAGCGCACTAATTAAAGCACCGATCAAAGCCAAGGTAATTTGAATTGCAGCATTGATTAGTAACGGAATAATAGAAAGAATTCCTCCAATCAATGCCATTAGCATTTGCACACCTGCAGAAATCAACGTAGGTAATACCGTGATAATAGCAGTCAACAAACTTGTAACGATTGTAATAGCAGCGTTAATCAATTGAGGAAGTGCTATTACAATTGCGTTGAATAGCGTTGAAATTATTTGTACCCCCACCGTGATCAACGTCGGCAATGTTGAAATAAGTGCAGTCAAAAGACTCGTTATTATTGTAATGGCTGCAACTATCAATTGAGGTAGTGCCGTGATAATAGCGTTAATAATTGTCGTTATAATTTTCAATCCTATTTCGAGCAACATTGGCAACACAGTCAAAAATACATTGATTAGTGTAGTGACTATTTGAATAACTACCTCGATAATTTTTGGCAAAGCCACAACAATGCCTTGGATGAGCATTGTGAGTAATTTAGTGCCCATTTCAATTATTTTGGGTAGTACTTTAGCCAGTGCTGAAATTAATTCTGTGATAATTTGTGTCGCTACCAAGAGAAGTGCAGGAAGCGCAAGCGAAATACCTTGCACAATAGTAGTTATTATTTTCGTTGCTAATTCAATCAGCTTAGGCAAGTAAGTGACTATAGCATCTGTTAAAGTTTGAATAATCTGAATTGCTGCTTCTGTTAGCTTAGGTAATATCTCAACAATTTTATCTACGATGCCAGTAATTATGGATGTGATAGCTTCTATAATTTTTGGGAGATACGTAGATATTGAATCCGCAACATTAGTAATTGTTTCACTTAGCTGATCAAATACCTTCGTAATTCCATCGGCACTGAAATCTCCAGTTTTAGCCCAAGCTGATACAAATGAAATAATTAAAGAAATGAGCAATCCCCACGGACCTGTTAAACCTAAAGCTGCAATGGCTAATTTGGTAAGTACACCAATAACCAGAGAAATAATACCGCCAATTTTACCAAAAGCCCCTCCAAATTTTTCAAGCAAATTTCCTGCTGTTTGAATAGCTGACGAAAAGACGCTAGAGAGAATACTACCTACTTTTTCTAAAGCAGAGAAGAATCCATCTAAGACACTTTTCGCTGTTTCCAAAGCAGATGCAAATAGACCAGATAGTATACTTCCTATTTGTGAAAGAGTAGAACCAAACTTTTCTATCCCAGATGAAACAAGTCTTTTTATAATATTTACAAAATTAAAAAAAGCTGGTACCGCTACTGAAGCAATTGCTGATCCGACTTCGACAACTTTTTGAAATCCTTTAACAAGATAGTTTCCTACTGTATCAGCTACTTTTTGAAGTGTAGGTAATATAGAAATAAAGACTCCCTTTAGATATTCAAATGACTTAATCAGTCCAGATTTTACAACTTCAATAGTTTTATTTATGCCATTTCGAAACGTTTCACTTGTTTTATAAAAATAGATGAAAGCTGCAACTGCTGCTCCTATAACACCTGAAAGTAGTTGAAATACCGTCAGACCAGCTGGAATAATAGCAGATAACAATGCGTAAGCTGTTCCAGATACTCCAAACATGCTGACCATACTCCCTAGGGCCGTTATCACTCCATAGATTTTTCCTACAAAACTTATTAATGTACCTAGAGCTAATGCTGTTTTGAAGCCTACATACGCTCCAGTGGCTGCAATAAAAGCTGGAGCTAACAATTCCACAATGTCTAATAGGCCTTTAAAAGCAGAAATCATATCATCAGTATTATCTATCAATATGTCCATTACTTTTGACATTTCTTCAAATGATTCATTAATAATAGATTTCATACTATCAATATTTTGAGCAATCGTTTTACCAGTAAGTTTTTGCACCAGTTCATCAAACTTAGTAATAAGATTAGCTACACCTTTAGAAACAGCATTACTTAGATTTCCGAATGAAGTAGCGATCCCCAGCGAATTCTCCTTTGCCAAACTTGCTAGCATACCCGTGCCAGTACCTAATTTTATCAAGTTATCTTGAAACTCATCGAAAGTTACTGTTCCTTTTTTTAGAGCATCGTATAAATCAATTTGTGCAGATTTACCCACAAAACCCATGGCTTCAGCCGTCTTTTGCAAGGCTAGTGGCATAGTTTCTTGTAAAGTTCTCCAACTCATCAAATCAACACGACCATTCGCAAGCATTTGATTGAATTGCTGCATACCTCGACTAGCATCATCTGTTGAAGCCCCTGATGCAAGAAATGCATTATTTAATGCTAAAACAGTATCGGTCGATCTATCTAAATTTCCAGTGATTGCGGTCACTTGTTGCGTTCTTGCTACAACATCATCCAATTTTGTTGGCAACCCTTCAATACCATCGGATAATTTGTTAATGGATCTCTGAGAGTCCTCTGCACTAAAACCTAAAGCTTTCATTACTTTAGGGAATTTTTGCATAGTATCGAAACGGCTAATTGCGGAATCTAGCGAATTCTTTAAAACATTAAAAGCAGCCGCCGCAACTTTAACGAGGCCTAAGGAAACAACCAAATTTTTAATTGAGGCTCCTGCTTTATTACTCTTACCTTCTAACTGATCAAGACCCTTGTTAAGTATGGTAACGCCTTTGCCATCCACATCAACTTCTATCTCTACTCTTCCATCAGCCATCGTCTTCACCTACCTCCGAATCAGGCAATGCATATTTTTGTTGTAGCTTTCTCATGCGTTCTTTTTCTTTAGCTGATTCTCCTTTGCTCGGTTCCCATGTCCTAATCTGGATTATTCGAGCAAGAATGGTGTCATCTGGCAAACTCTCAAGTAACGCTTGGAATTCCTCCCACATCATCCGTCCTTGCTCTTCAAATAGATTGATGCCAATTTGTCTGAACGATGCATAGATGTATTTAGCATCATGAACTAGGCTGATGGTCTTTTTTTCTTTAACTGCATTAGGCATAGGATTGCCTAAACGATCAGTTTCAACACCATCACTATCTCCTACAGAAATATAATTTTCTAAAATGTGGTTAAATAATAAAAACTGTTGTTCAGACGAGTCTTGAAAAAATTTTTCAAAGTCACTGATCAACAGTTCTAAACACATATTCACTTTTTCTTCTGGAAACAAATCACTATCTTCCAAAATATCAAAAACATCTAGTACATTATCAAATGTTAAATCGATAGGTAATTCTGTACCATCAAACTCTATCGAAGTGACTAACGGGTCATTTAACCGCATTTAATCACCTACTTCTTTTTCTTATTTTTCAATGCTTTCTTTTTCAATAAATCAGCTTTCTTCTTAGAAAGAGTATCTTTACGTTTCAAAGCTTCTTTTTCAATTGCTTCCGCAACTTCAAAAGAAATCGGATCAAACAAGTCTATTAATTGCTCAACATCACGATAAACAGAATAAATTTTTTCAAATGATCCTTCACCAAGCAACGAATCATATTCTGCTTTAGCTAGACTTTTCGTTAGATTAATAATCTTAACAGCATCTTCTTTTTCTGGTTGTTCGATATTCTTGATCTGTTTAAGTTGTTGTTTGAGTTCCTTAACTTGTTCCTCAAATTCAGCTTGAGTATCAAAAAAACGTGTCAGTTCTTCTGGAGTAGTACCGAAAAAGAACTCTACTTCTCCAATATTGATAGGAAAACCTTTTTTCTCTATTTGAAATGATAATTTGTTAGTCATGTTATCCTCCTAAAAAAGCTGCCCAGACGGACAGCTCGACTTATTTTTTGATTAATAATACTGGTCTGGACCAAGCAGAACCTAAGAATTCACCATCATGCAGATAGCGTGCTTTCTCGATATCATTAACCCCTTGGCCAACCTCGTTGTAAGTTTGGATGTAGAAACGGATTTCATCGCCAGCTTCTAGATGTGGCATATCTGCTGCTGATAACGTCCAAGAATTTGTTTCCGTATATCCCATTTTGTTGGCATCGTGCGGATCTGTTTGATTCGCATCGGTATAGTGTGGAATATAAGATTTTGCTTTGGGCACTGCATCCCAAGAAAGAGAAACTGACCCATCAGCATTCAAAACCCCAGTTACGTTCTGGGGTGCATTAGGGTTTAACAGAAACGTCTTTTGCTTCAGGTGTGCTATCAAATGCAATACCGCATGAAAAATCACCATAAGCAGTAGCATCGCCAACCTGAGCAACTGGCTCTGTTACTGTTGCTTTACCAATACGTTGTTTTTTACCAGAGGCGGATACCACTTTAAACCACACCTTTCGAGCATCGCCTGATTTTCCAATCATGTCCTCAATAGCCGCCATAGCAGCATCATCTTCATCGTATAGACCTTTAAATGAATAGCCTAACCGATGGGAAGTAACGTCTGTCTCCCCTTCGCCGTTCCCATCGTAGTAACCAGTATTTTCAGATTCTTCGTTCGAATTATCATCAACGTTAGAGATCCACTTTGCTAACTCCAACCAACCGTCTTCGGTTGGTGCATCTGTGTTAGTAGATGTAATTAATTGAATAAAATAAGCTTGTAAGGCATTTTTCCGTCTCATTTATTTTCCCCCTCAAAAGTAGTTAATTTTGTTTGAAAATCTAATAAAAAAACGAACCAACCTTGTTCATCAGCATCATTGATGAAAGGTTTGCTCGTTATAGTTAAATTGTTAAATTCAAAAGATCCATCAGAGCTAGCAACGTCTGACACACGCTCTAACGAATCAGAGATAAGCCAAAGCGTTTGCTCAACTTTAGAGCCGTCTTTTGACTTCATCGCAATTTCAAAATTTAGTTGTACATCTTTAATACTATCATAGTATTCCGCAAGGTTTTGCCCACCTGGTAATGGATAAATTACTAAGCTTTCTTCAGCAGAAAGATATCCTTTTTTTATTTTTAATGGCAGTTCTGGAATACTATTAATCTTATCTTTTATCCGATCAATAAAATCCATTATTGGATACCAACTCCTTTCAGATACGCTTTTTTCCAAGAAGATATATACAGTGATTTTGCTTTAAGATCCCATCTTGGTCCCGTTTCTGGAGTAGTATATTTTTTCCCATTTAGATAGAACTGTCTCCTTGCGTATTTCGTTTCATACAGAATAGCGCTGCCGTCACTTTTGATGTGCGCACTTTGGCGAAGGATATTATTCTTTTTAGGTACAAATGGATTCATGTCAGCCATTGCTTGGTTGGCTAATGCGTATCTTCCTCGCTTCATAGCCTGCGGGCTGACTTTAGCTCTAACTCCATCAAGATTAACTTTAATACCCATCAAATCACCTCTAGTTCGTATGAATAAACGATATTTGAATAAGCTTCTGTCACTGTATCGATTTTTGTGAGGATATGTTCTTTTCCATCGTAGATAATTAGTGATTGTTCCTTGAATAATGGTAAAGGGGTAGTCAGCCCTTCATAGCAAAAAATCACTGCATTATAGAGTAGCTGCTTGCCCATTGTTGAAAAAGTATATTGGCTTCCTCGATCAATACGACAATTATCTATAGTTACGTTATCACCATAGATAGGTTTGTTATAGTCCCCTTCTCCTAAATATTCTCGATAAATAAAAGAATCTACTAGAAATTGTACTGGAGGTTTAGGCATTACCATGACGGGACACCTCGATGTAACAAACCCGTCCCTTCCAAATAAATATAGATATCCTCAGCAACAAGTGATTTACTCTCATTTTTCCCTGAAGGATTATATCTACTAGCATTAGAAATACTTGTTCTACCAGCAGAGAAACTTTGTGGAGTATTATTGATCCTTTCATAAGTATCAGCACCCATTTCATCAAAATAAATAATTTGCGAGCATAGAGCTAATTTGAACTGTTTTACACGAAAGCCAATCGGATCATCTTTGATTTCATTTAGTTGATAAAATCGATTGGTAATATTATCCAAAACAGCAGATGCTTTTGTTAAATACTTTTTGAAGAGGGATTCGAAATCGTCTGTTTTTCCTGTCAAATCTTTGAATTCATCAAAATCGATATAAGGCATGTTGGTCCCTCCTTATTAAAAGAAGAGGGAACTATGCCCCTCCTCCTGCTTCTGTTACAGTAACTTCGCATGTCGCTGTTTTACCATTTACTGTTGTCGCAGTAATTGTAGCTGTTCCTTTGGCAACACCTGTGACTTTTCCTTGTACAGGAGTTACAGTAGCAATTGCTGTATTGCTAGAAGAAAACTGAACAGATTTATCAGTTGCATTTTCAGGCAAAACAGTTGCCGTTAATGTTTCAGTTGCCCCTACTTCAAGCGTTAGTGTTGTTTTGTTCAACGTAACACTTGAAGGGGCTACGCTTTTGGGACGTAAGAAACATAGATGGCTTTTTTAGCGTTATCGAATACGATAGCATCATAGTAATCTAAACCTTTAATCGTATCTCGATAGCCACTTCGATCTTGTGATGCCGGCACTGTGTCGACTGTACCAAACTTAACAATAGGTGCCACTGCAGTTAGCGGAACGATAATGAAGTTAAGTGTATCTTCAATAGTTATTCCGGAAAAACGATCTTTCGCTACTTTTAGAATAGGAACACCGCCATCAATCTGAGCTACTGTTCTGTCAATTCCATTAATAGACATTTGGTTTGTTGTGAATGTTTTGCTAACACCTTTGGCATTTTTTAATAAACGATAAGTAGCTGCTGATACAAACATTACGTAGCCACCAGGAACTTCATTGTCAGTCATATATTCTTCAGCGGCATCATATGCAGCTAGAATATTGTCTTCGGTTAAAGTTTCGTTCACTTTTTTACCTGCATTGTCATACATTACTTGAACAGCAACTTTATCTCTATGCGGAACAGTGATTAAACGTTTGTGTTCAGTTACAATATTGTTAATAGTTAGCGCAGCACTTTCAGATTGATCAAGTTGATCTACGTCATACCCAAACCAATCTTCGTGAGTTAATCTAATTGTTTCTTTTTCAATACTAATTTGATTACGAGCGTTTTCTCCGTTCCGTTTATATTGTGTCGCATCAACGAATCCTGACATTTTGTTGATACGTACTTCGTTTGCACCGACAAAGTCAGCTGCAGTGATACTTTTTGCACCTTGAGTTAAGACATCCCACACTTGAGAGTCAGCTCTAAAATCTTTGTCAATGGTTGCTAAATCTTTTGAGTCTAATACTAAAGCCATATTTATTCACCTAATCTTTCTTGAATTTTTTGTACAATACTTTTACCACCCGCTGTAGAACCAGCAGGATTTCCAGGGGTAACAATCGTTGGTGTCGGCGGAGTTGGTTCAGGGTCTTTTGCTTCTTGAAATAAGAATGATTTACTTTCTTGAAGTCCCTTTAATTGTTCGTCAAAACCTTGTAATTTGCCGTCGACAACTTTAATAGTGTCTTTATCTAGTTGACTAAGCACAATTTCTTCATCAAGCGCATTCGCTTCTTTTAAAGCTAACTTAATAGCGAAATCTTTCTGCTGCTCTGCAAGTTTTGTTTCTGAATCAGTCTTAATAGAATCGAATTTCTCTTGGAGATCTGCTAACTGTTTCGTTAATTCTTCGTTACCTTTTGCAGCTTCTTTAAGTGCGTCTAATTCAGTCTGGTTAGAGACAAGCTGTTCTTTGAACTGATCACGCTCTTGTTCTGCAGTGGCTACTTGAGCATTTAACTGCGTAACAGTTTTCCCATGTAAAGCCATAACTGATTTAGCAATTTCTTCGTCAATTCCTAAAGCGATAAGATCTTCTTTTTTCATTTTCTTTTCCTCCTAAGTGTTTTTAGAGTGGCAACTCCCACTGCGAGCCGTCTTTTAGAGACTTCCGAGCAGGTCTAGGCAAAATAAAAAAGCCTAATCGTTGATTAGACTTAAAAATCATCATAGTGAAAATCTTTCAGTAAGGTATTAATAGGTGTGTATACCTTCTCTCTTGCGTAATTTCTACTCAAATACTCATTAGAATCAACTAGAGTACGCAATCGACTTTGTGCGGCTCTAATTTTCTTCGCCCACTCTTTTGCGTTTTCGTCTTGTCCGAGAGCTTCTGAGACCATTCTATTCTTTTTATATTTCACAACCTGACGTTCTAGGTAGCGTTGCTTCTTAGTTAATTCTGCAACCTTTTTATTTTCTTTTTCGTTGAATTTAGGTTGATTATTTGTATTGACACCAGGAATAAATGGGATATGCAGATGTTGACAATTTACACCTCGGTGCCCGCCTGCAGTTTCATATTCTGCTTGCCAATAGGGGTCGTAGATACTTCTATATTTCCAATTGGGAGGCAATTCAGATACGGGCCGTAAATCAACCACATGACCTTGAATCTTTGAACATGCTTGCCTTGCTCCCATATGGCTTATGACTAGCACTGTGTGGACACTATACTCGCTCATGCGGTCTTTTCTTAATGTGTCATAGGTATTTGATAGGGTAGACTTTAAAACTGTTCTAACATACCGTTCTAGGCTCCATGTATGCCCTCCCTTATCAATAAAAGTAGACTTAATGCCTTTTTGAGCCCATCCTTGAATCGTTCTTTCTAGTGCTTCATCGAATGTAAAAAGACCGCTGTTAAATGCAGCAGTCGTTTTGTTAATTATTTCTGTGTACATTTGAGCGGTAGCTGTTCCGTAGCCAAAATTGGTAGATAGTAACGTTTGATTCACATAATTGTTTATGTCAGACCATACTTGATCATGATAAGCTTTCATGACATTGTCTAGGTTCGATGGCAAAGGCTTAGGATCGTAAGGTAGTTGTTTGTCTAAGTCTCTGATTATCTTTTCTCCTGAGCTATCAAACATACTTTCAATTTCAGATTCGGCAATTCCTGTTATTTGAGAAATCACTTTTGCAGTTTCTTTATTAAATAGATGCAACTGTTGCAGTTTTTCTCTTTGCCAATCTAAAATATTATCGTGCCCATTATTCAATCGTTTGATGATAATACGTATTAATTCGCCTTCTAACGATTGATATAGATGAGCCATATTAGAAGACCATAAGTCTAACTGATGTGGAGAAACCATTATTCTTCACTTCCTAATTGTCCCTCAATTATGTTTTGCTCATGTTCTGAGTAATCCATATCAAGAGTTTCAGCTCTAATCTCATATACTATCTTTTTTGCTTCTTTCTCTGTAACTCCAGTAAGTTTTTGAATAGCAGTTAATTTAGATGTTAAGCCAGCTGTTACTAGTTTAGAGTAATAATCAGCCTTGGCATCTTGCGATTGGAAAACACCATCATCAAAGTCGATATTTATTCCTAATTCTTTGACAGGATTAAATAACTTGTATGCCTCAGCAAGTTCAAAAATCGTAGTGATTAATTCTTTCAACGCTTCTTCTACAATAAGAACATTATCTGACCGAGTAGAAAAGGTTTCAGAGTTTTCACTAATTATCTCTGTCGCTGTTTTAACAGACTGACCATCAAAACTAAATGTTCCACTAGAAAAGCCTGTCTGGAGTTCAATAATTCGCAAAATGAAATTGATACTTGCTATAAATTCAGTTGATCGCAATGATGGAGCGAATTCATCAATAAAAGGTTCATCAGATTTAAGCCGTTGAAAAACAGATGTTTTACTGTCAAACCGCTTCACTGGTTTTCCATTGCTGTCATATTTAACTCTGAAAAAGTGATCAGATGCTAAAATTTTTCTTCTAGCTTCTTCTATTTCCCACATAAACTCATCGTATTTTTCATTGATATCTGCCAATTGTCGTTTAGCGTTGTCGATCACACCCAAACTTAGTGGGCTATCTAAATTAATATTATTTTTACCCGCTAGCTTTATATACACAAAAAGAGGACGACTAAAACCATCTAAGATTGTCTCCTCCTGCAGATTTTTGTACTTTTCTAAAGAGTTGAGAGGAATCTTCACACCAACTTGCTTTTGTTCTTCAGATCGATACAATTCGTTTCTGATGCGGTACTTTCCGTCAACCCATTCATGAAATTCTAGCAAAGTATAATAGATTGTCTTTTGTCCCACGGCTTGCTGAGTTACAGTAGCGATGGCTGCTTCTGAAATATCATTGGTATTGGATTGTAGAGGGAAAAATGTATCAGCTCGACAAAATGAAATTTTGATTTTACCTGAATTAGTATCCACGTAAGGCCTCAAAGCTAAACCGCCAATGGCATAACCAGCCTCTAGCTCTTCTCCGAAGTTTTTCCTGAATTTATTGTCAGCAAATACCGACTGCAAAAATTCATCAGCTTTTTCATCATCCAAACTGATGTTGCATCCATCGTTGAATACTAGCTTAGATAACTTTCTGGACACTACTTTGGATACGTTCAACGAATGAAAAGGGCGTGTCTGCCTATATCCATCACTATTGATATACTCTATGTCCCCATAAATGTTTCTATAAATTTCTTTATTGTTCCTTATTCGACTTAATTCGTTATCACTCATAGCAATCTTTGGATGATCTGTGATACTATTCAACGTTTCAACCATTCCTATTTTTGCACCTCCAATCCTAAACAAAGCTTTTAATTTATCGAACATTCGTCCACCTCTTTTCTAGGCGATGTAAGTTTTGTAGAAATAATTGTTTCCATATCTCGCTTCATCGAGAGCGTGATTATATTTATCAATCGGTAATCCATTGTCATTTCTTACGTACATAGATATTTCTTTTTCAAAATTATAGTGGTCATATTCTTCTCCGTTTTCCAAGATAATGAATTGTCCACTAGTCATTGTATTTTGGAGACGTTCAATGCCGACTTCGATTTTTAACCCATTACTCGAAACTTTGTCAGAACTATTATTATCAGCTTTATCAGTCTCAATACCAATTAAATCCAGTTCTGTTCTTATTGTTTTACATGCTGGATCGACAAAGAACCAGTTCCATCGAGGGAGATGTTTCCATTTTGTATAGCACCACTCAACAAACTTTTTGATTTCTTTAGCGTATGTAGACATCGCCTTGGTTTCTCCAGTGTCAGTTCCGCTATGATAGTAGTTAGATAAACGATACAAATAAAACTTTCCTTCGTGATGAGTAACCACCCAAAAAGCACAAGTCGTAGCATCAGCTTGCCCACCATCTGCAGTAAAAAATGTTTCAATAATGTTCCCTTTTATTTCAGTAGCTTTATTGTGCTTCCCGAACATTGAATAAATAACACCTTGTGGCAAAACTCTATGACCGTACCAATCACGTTCTAATAGATATTCGCTACTTGATAATTCATCATATAATTGTTTTTTTCTTTCTTCATTTAAAACTGGATTATCATTTGGTGTCCAATGACGAAATAAAAAACGACCTGATTTCTCAAAACGTTCTAACAATTCTAAATTAGGATGATTAGGTGCTGGTGGATTTTGTTCGCCTAAGTGATAACGCCATTCAGCAGCAAAGGTCCGTCTAAAACACTCATTAATAAAATCTTTGTGCAATAGATTGAATTCAAGAAATGTTACAGATCCCAAAGACATACCTGTAATGGCACCGACTGAATTTATTTTTCCTCCGCCTTTGTAATAGATTTTCTTTTCACCATTCGGAGCATAAAGTAATAGATGATCACCATGTTCATCATGACGTATATCTGAACAGCCGTCGAAAATATGGACTAGTCCTAATCCATCTCCATCCATAAACATGCGATAAGCCTGTTCTTGATTATATGCAGTAACGAGATGATTTTGGTCAGGTGACTGCAAATAGAAATCAGCCATTTTAAAAATATCAGAAGTAGTCTTTCCGCTACGTGGCGTACCTTCATTTAATTCAAACGTGATGCCTTTTATAGGTTGATTTATGTTTTCAATCTGTTTCTGACTGAATTGTAGCTGAGCCACTCCCATCTCCCCCTAACTTGACATCTAATAAAGCTTTTAATAAATCATTCGTTCTACCGCCAGCTGTAAGTTTATCCGCATTATTTTTAGCAATAGCAGCATCAGAAACGGCTTTTTCAATTTGAGCTGACATTAGCTCTAATCGTTTCCGTCTATCATCTTTCTCATCAGCAATAGCTACAAACTGCTTTATCAAATTAGCTAATGTCCCCATCGCTCTTGACTGCGCATTGAGAAAATTTGCTTGTTTGTCCCATGCATATTGAATAGTATATTCTTCTGAGCTACCATAATCGCTTGAGGACCATTTCGAAACTTCTTTTGATAAATCTTCTGACCCAGAAACATACATGATTTTCTGCGCTCTGATAATAGCCGTGTATTGAATCATAATGTTATTCCAGATAATATCTTCTGGCTTAGAGGTTGCAACCTCATTCATGATTTCTAACGTTTCAGAGGGTAACCAATTAGCGAAAAGCCCGTGTTTTACAGCGTTTTTATTTCTGTCAGGTGCCCCCCTGTTATTAGGTAAGGTTGCGTCCTTGGTTGCAACCTTTTCTTGCGACCAATAACGAGATTTCCATGACTTTACTGTGCTAATTGATACATCATATTTATCAGCTATTTCCCTGTATTTTAAGCCTTTTTCATAATCTTCTTTGGCTAATTCGTATTTTTTCACATGTGACACCACCTCGCTTTTTGCAACATTTGTTTTGTAAATTCCAAAATAAAAAGACCACCGAAGTGATCTCATATGTAAAAACTACACCTCGGAAACGAGATGCAGTTATATCTCTTTACGGTTTGGGATTACCGTAAACCCAAAGTCGCTGGCAAGGATTTGCACCTTGCATGGTTTTATTCGTAAGAGCGCCCACAACGAAGCCGTTGCCTGCAACGCAAAAACCTTATCTTTCCTATAAGCGTCTACCCGTTCCGCCACAGCGACAAATTTATATTGTGAAAAATAATATATGTTGTATAATTTTAGTTATCAGCGAATGGTCCGCTGAAATAAATAATATGGAGGTGACTATTATGGCTTATCACATTACCCATATCAGAACTTCTGAAAATAATGCAACCACTACTGATAAAATCACTCGCGTGAAATTAGAAGGTGGTACAGAAGAAACGGTAGAACAAGTAGTTAAGTATTTAGATGCGAAAATGGAATACTACTACACTACTTCTAACAATTCAAAAGCTCTGGTAGAATCTGTTCATCCAACACATGGACAACCTTACATTAGAACTAAAGCAAATCATACTACAAAAGATAATTTGTTGAATTTGCCTAGATTCTAAAATAAGAACTCCTGTTATTTTTTAATAGGAGTTTTTGATTTAAACTTAAAAGTCACTTCTGTTTCCGTATACCCATCGCCTAACTCTTTATTACACTGACTCCATTCAATCGGTTCGGCTTCTTTGTCACTTAACATTGATTGTAATTTTTCTTCGTAATTCAT